ATAGTCTCTTGGTTTTGGTTGGTTAATAGGTTGGTTAATAGGTTGATATATTCTACTGCTTGAAGTTGTTCCCCAGCACCAAGACGCTGAAGGGGACGTAGTTGTTTTTCTCGCCAGCCACGGCCGTGATCACCTTGAACGAGTTCTCGCCCTTGCCCTCCATACGAGCCATTACACGATTGCTAGAGTCGTACCCAGGTCTCCACATTGGGGTTATCTGCACTGTGTAGTTGTCGTATCCTAGGTTGTGATGGATCTCATAGGCCCCCCTATCGACACGAACACACCTTATAGCCCCATTGGCAAGAGATCCAAACGTGCACTCGGAGAAGATCTCATCCCGAGCTCCAATAACCCAGAACTCGCCCGAGAGCAATATCCCTGGCATATTGACACTCCCCCGTATTGTCAGGAATTTCTCCCCCGCCTTCGGGTCGCTTTGCATGTAGAACAGCTTGTCGTGACCATAGAAGGCGCTAAATCCGTACCTACCGAACACAGCCTCCTTAATGTCCTTGTTACGACCAAGAACTCTGTATGTCATCTGGAAGGGCTGGCTTACAAGCCTCGTAAAAGCGGGAGATCCAGAGTACCCTGCACCACTTACCAGGGTTGAGCTTACTTGCACAGAGACGCTTAATGTGTACGCTCCAGAATAGAGCCCCCTCACGCTATCTTTGAGTGGGGAATTTATACGAGAGGGCATTCCATAAAGATTGTCACCGCTCTTAATGTAGTCTGAGAAGTCGTACACAGTCTCCCCTGTGCTCTTAACGATAGAGACCTGTATTTTGCAGAACGAATTGATCTTATTGGCTGCTGAGTTTTCGTGCCTGATCGATATATCCCAAGGTAGCTCAAACTCAAACACTGCGCCATCATTTTGCGACGAGAAGCTAACCTGAACTATTGTCTCCTTACTTACGGTCGTATCAAACGACGGCTTTGATATTTCCTTCTTAGCTACACCCTTTACGATAAGGGTATCCTGGAACGACTTGCTGAGTAGATCCTTCAGATCCGACTGAGAGCCACCAATACGAACATCACATGAGTCCTTCTCCTCAGACTTGAAAGTTATTACTCTGCCCCCCTGATCAATATGCATAGCGCCTATGTGCCCAGTGCCGTTGTGCCGTAGCTCGGTAATTGCCTTGTAGCCATCTGTTCCAAAGCCCGTGATACCGCACGCAAAGGCGGGGAGGCTAGACGTACCAGAGAGGTAGGAGACTACCGCCCCCGTGTTGTCCTTAGCCCCGATGATTGAGCTGAGGATAAGCCCGCCTTGGATCTCCGTGCTTCCCTCCTTGATAGCCTCGTGCAGGTAGTCCGAAGGGTAGGACTTCTTCGCCCCGTCGGGGTGGACGAACTTAATTTTGTCACTCACGATTTCTCCCGTATTTAAGTTAATGGTTGTACTTCCGTCAGCCGAGGTGATGCGCTCCGTGCGTATTTGGCTGGGCAGTACCTCGGTGAAGCCGTAGAGGCGAGAGAAGGAGCGTGCACCAGTCTCGTCTGCGGAGGAGAGCAGGCCGAGAAGAAGGCACGTTGCCGAGCCGTCGTTAAGCTCTCGGGGGTTAGTATCCACCACGAACGCCCCAGTGAGCGAAGCGCCCACACCATTGTTGCATCGTGCGTAGATGTAGTAGGACTTATTAGGGTCAGAGAGCGCAGGCGTACGCATCTCTGGGAGCGTCCATACCTTCCCCGCATTTGCCTCAGAAGAAGAGAGCGTGCGTGAAGGATTGTACAGCCACTCTATCTGCCCAGCTGGCAAGCGCAATACCTGCGTATCCTTATTGTACTCTGGCGTCCAGTTCTCAGGGGTCTTGAAGCGCAGTTGCGTCTGGGGGTCGCCTGCAATGAGTTGCATCGTCTTAATCGTTGCAGGGCTGATAGATGAGGAGAAGCGCTCAGCAGTCGCTCGTGCTATCTGCTCCGAGGATTCCAACGCCTGCGCATAGTTCCGCGAGCTTTCTTGTCGCACTTCCTTCACTGCCTCCTCCTGCCGTGCGCCCTCTTGACGCATCTGTTCTATGGTCGTGAGGATGGAGGAAGCGGACACCCCAGTACCCAATTCAATCTCGGGCGTTTCTGGGCTGATGAGATAGTCCTTAATACCAGTGATGCGCAGGTCTACTCCGTAGGGGATTAGCTCTGGGTCGGACAACCGAACGTACCCACCGAGGCGGATAGCACCTCCCCTGTTCGTCCAGTCCTTTTTCGCCCATAGTCCATCAAGGTCGGCACGATAAACGTATGGGTGCTGCGTCGCCTCGTGTAGGTGCTTGAGCGCACGGCGGAGCAACTCCCATTCCGCACCCGTCTTAGTCTTGTTGTCACGTATGTAAGGCGCAGGAAGCTCCACAGAAAACACTGCGTACTTGTCGCCAGCCTTAGCGATGTAGGGGGCTTCTGGCATCCACACCCCGTCTACCTCCTTACCGATGATGGTAAAGCGTCTATCCTTATGTGTGTACTCAGCTTCGAACGTCTGTCCAGCGAGCATACCGCTTTGGAACGCAATGGTAAGAGGCTGGTTAGGGATAAGGCACTGGGTATAGTCCAGTGTGGCAGGTATAGATGTGTCGGTAAAGGAAAACAGAGGGTGCTTATCCTTCGTCTCGCCCTTGACCTGCTCAAAATTCGTCACGCTCCCCACTCGAGAGGGATAGATGTCGGTAGCGTCTAAGCTACCCTCGCCACCCGTGAGCCCTTCCGTCTGCACTCGCTCCACATAGTCACCATTTGGGCTAACCAAGTATAGCGCCTGCGTTCTTGTATTGTATCCTGCTTCCCCTGCGAACCTATCCCCGTCAAAGAATATAGATTCGCTCTTAGGCATATGCAGTGTCTTTGAGCCGTACCTATCATAGCGAATGTTGCGATCTGAGCCCCGCACATACAGACGCTGGATAAGGGTCTGGCGCTGGTCGTTCTCACGCTTCAGCCCCGACTTTAGCCCCTTATCCTTCCCATAGGAAAGGGGTAGCGGGCTGGTGGCGTTCGCCTCAATCTTCCCCAGTCGGATAGCCTTGCCCTCTGCCACCCACTCGGTGTCGAAGGTTTTGGCAATAAGTCCCAGAGCACTAAGGCAGTCGGTATGGTCGTAGCTGATGAGCTTCTCGGGAGCGTCAAGGCAGGACGCAATAGTCCACTTCTCCGCCTCGGTGTCCGATCCGCTCGCTGCGTCAATGAGCATTCGCAGATGCTCCTCGGGCTTTGCTGTAAGATTGAACTTCACCGCCCCATCTGTGCGGTGCTTCATTCGCCACAGACGCAGGCGCTCGCAGGGCGCACCCAGCGTTAGTGAATGGTGATAGGACCTGTCGTTATGCTTCGTGATGACCGCAGGGGATAGCAGTGTGTAGGTAGCCCCCTCGAAGCGAATAGTAGCCCCCACGGGGATAGTCGTAAGGCGGTCAGCGACAAACGTGAGGTGTACTCTGTCCTCCCCCGAAATCTTCCTATATCGGTAGCTCGTGTCCTCGGGGGTAACACTCGTTAGCGGTCGCCCATTGACGAAAAATGTAATAGTCATAGTCAGCTCGGTTGGTTAGTATGATGCTTCGCTCGCTTCGTACTTGCGCTCCTCTCGGATGTCATCGAGTGTCCTGTCTGGGTCGCTCGTCCAATTGAGGAAGGCGATGCCATCACGCTGGGAGATAAGCCCAGCGGAGAGCGCCTGTGCGATATTCTGTATCGTGTCCTTCTCATCTGAAATCTCGAAGGGCTGTATCTCTACCTTCGGGACGATGCTCATAAGAGCCTCGGCAAGGTCGGGGCGCATCACCGAAGCGAAGGAGCGAAGCACAGAAAGCTCTCGGAGCAAGAATACCTCCAGCTCGCCAGCCTCGTCCAGCACCTTGAGCTTCGCATCGATGTAGAGCTGTTTACGGCTCTCGCCACTCATTGGCGTGCTTTTCATCTCGCTGTGCGACCAGTCGGGAAGCTGGAGCGCATCGAAGAACGTACTGCGCAGTGTCTGATAGTGGAACTTTAGGCTTTCTGGCGCACCATCCCACGTAACGTACTGCATGCTCGAGCCCTTGGGAAGCTCGAAGATTGAGCGGAACTCGCTGTCCCCATCCTTTTCGTAAACCCCTTCCTCATCTTCCTCCTCGGCTTCCTTGTCGTGGATTACCGCAAGGAGGGGCTTTGCGTTGCGTCGCAGGTAGTTACCGTTGCGAGATAGCGAGAACTCCATCTCATCCACGTTGCTCGACATATCCTCCCACGCTGGCGCAGGGCGGTAGATGTACACCGCTGGTATCTTGTCCAGTCCATGAGGAGCACGGCTCTCCAGTCGCCACTCCTTGCCGTCAGTTGCATAGATGATGCGCTCTCTGTCCGTCAGCGTCTCGAGGTATATAGTGCCACCCGAGCTGTACTGCACCGAGAGAGCGACAAGGTCACCGAACGCATCGAAGAGTGGGAATATCTGATGCCCATCCATTGGGCTGAAGGTGCGCTGTCGGAGCGTCACGATACTATTAAACCCGTAAGCGGTCGTAGGCTTCTCGACTGCATGCCAGATGGTAGCCACCTCGCAACAAGAGAAGTACTTCCTCCCTCGGGTGCGGTTGAGTGCATCGATGCGCAGGGCGTTGTACAGGCGCTCGATGAGCTTGGCTGCCTCCTTCTGCTTGTCGTCGTCCGAAGTGTAGCTTCTCGCCACTGGGGTCGCAAAGCAAAGCTCTGCAGTACGAAGAGCTGCGAGCTTCTGAAAGGGGAGAACAACACGTGTAACCTTCTCCTCCTTGTTCGCCTCCGTGATGATGTCGGGGTACTTTGACTTGCTAAGGACTGCATGCTCCCTAGGGTCATACGCCTTTCGTAGCTCTTCCCACGGGGGGACTATGATGTCCTTCCTTTTGAGAGCTTCTACCGCATCGCCTGCGGGCAGCTCTAAAATCTCGGCTATATTCTTCAGCTCCATATACGTAGGTTGTTGGTCTTACGTATAGTTACGAAAATAAAGGGAGCGAGGTAGAAAACTGCACCCTTTTATCTGCTGATTCATAGCGCATTTGACCGACTGCACAATACGCAAGAGAGCCGCCCCACGCTGGTAGGACGGCTCTCTATTCGGTTGGATTGGCTAGTCTTTGAGCTTTACACCTCGGGTCTGAATGTCAGACACCCCACGCTGGAGCGCCTGCACGTCTTCCCTTATCCCCTTTAGGTGAGAGGTGTTGTCGTTGATAGCTGCGAGGTGTCGGAGCTGTTCGCCTGCAATAGAGTAGATGCCACGGACGTCGCTCTGTATCTCGCTCGTTAGCCCCTGCATCGAGCGTAGTAGCCCGTTGTTCTCATCTACACTCTCTTGCGAGGCTTGGGCTATCCCCCTCTTCGAGGCTTGGTGGTCAGCCTGCGAAGCCCCCAGCGTGTCGGTCAGTTGCTCCTGCACGGCCTTCATCGCTGCGGTATATGCAGGCACAACCTTTGCGCCTACCTCCTTCATATCTCGTGTAAGCGAAGTCGTGAGATTGACTACTGCCTTCGGGTCAAAGCCTACTGCCGAGAACTTAGCCTTGTAGCGGTCGTAGATGTCGAGGATAGGCTTCATCAAGAACTGCTCGGTGAGCTGCCTCTTCACGATGTCACGCATAATGTCGCCAACCTTTCTGTTGAACGCCTCGGCAGCATCCTCCCCACGCTCAAACGCAGAGGCGATAGCATCCCCCAGCTCGTCAGCCATCTTGGAGAAGTCGCCGCCCAGCACGTCCTCGGTTAGCTTATTGATGACTTCGCTCTGCTTCTCGCCCAGCTCCGCCAGCTTACGGCGGTACTCGTCCACCTTGCCTGCGTCCGTCTTTTTCTTCTTCTGCTCCGCATTCATCTGCTGGGCTACCGCCAGCTGTTGCTCGCTCATCGCCTTTAGCTGCGCACGTGCGTTGCTGTACTTGTCCGCCCCGATAGCTTTGTTCGCAGAGTAGGCCACCTTCTCGTATACTGCAGAGAGCCTGCTGGCGGCTTCCTCGGTGCGCCTGTTGAGGTACGCCACTACTGAGCCAATGTCGGAGATTGTACCCTTGTACTCCCCGACCTTACTTCTCGCACGCTCGAGGGCTTCGGTCACCGCTTCGTAGCTATTCACCACACGCTCCAGCTGCATAGTGCTTGAGTGGTCTACCTCCCACTGCAGAGTGTCTATCCTACCCTGCAGTGCCTTTATCTCCTCGTCTCGCTTGCTGTCGTTGTTGAATAGGTTAGCTATCGTCTGGGCTACCTGCATCGCAGCCGAGATGACCGCAAGGATAACCGTTGCACGCTCTACCGTCTTCATTGCCGTAGCACTCGCCGTGGCTGTCGCCTGCATCGAAGTAGCCGACGTCTGCGTTAGCTGCAGTATAGAGTTGATAGCACCGAACGCACCAGTAGCGATAGATCCTACACTCTTGAGGAGCTTTCCAGCTGTACCGCCAACCGCCTCGCCTAGCTCATCGAAGCTCTTAGTGCCCTTGTCGATGATGTCGGAGAGGTCTTTCCATTGCCTAATGGTTCGTGCCTGTGGTGCAGCCTTGTCTCTTGCCGTTGCCTTCTCGAGAGCCTTGGAGAGGGCGTCCACCTTGGCACGCGCCTCCGCAACGCTTGCTCCATCTACCCCAGAAGCCCCGTTAAGTGATTCGAGTTGCTCCTTCGCCTGCTCTAAGGTCGCCTGCAGTTGCTCCAGCGAGAGCGTCGCCACCTGCTCCATCCACGCCTTGAACGCCTCAGAACGACCTGCGAACTCGCTGTCAATAGCAGAGAGGGCTTCACGTTCCTTGCGGTTGAGCTCGTACTCATTACTCTTCCCCGCCCCATCGTGGTAGGCGGTGCGCCTGCCCTCGGCATCGTGCTGATAGAGGGCTTCACGCCTGCGAGCATACTCCTCTGCGACCTTAGCCCTCCTCTGTTCGTAGCTCTCTGCACCGCTGATGAGCTTCTCCCAGTGTTCCCTCTGTTCCTTTAGCTCGGCCTCTCTGTGGATGCGCTCCTGCTCTGCAAGTAGAGCCTTTGCGCTCTCACCGAGATTGTCCTTAGTGTACTTCGTTGGGTCGAACACTTCGCCCTTATCCTTGGCTTTTGGGTTAGCAGCTTCCCACTTCTTGCGCTCCTCGGTGCGCAGAGCCTCGACAAGCTCCACCTCCTGCTTGATGCGTGCCGCCTTGCGCTTCTCCGCATTGAGCTTGAGTACCGCTTCTTCCTTCTCCCATCCGTCAGCCATCGTGGCTACTCGCTCCTCCTGTTGCTTGATCAGTCGTTGTCGTTCGTCCTGCGCCTGCTTCTCTTCCAGGAGCTGCAACTCTACCGCGCGTTGCTTGCGCTCTGCCACCTCGTGCTGGGCGTTCTTCTTGGCTGCGCTTCCACCGCCTGCGCCCCCGCCCTTCTTCGGCTTGAGGCTGTTCCCAGTGAGCGTTTCGTAGGTCTTGGCATACTCTTCCTGCTGCTTCTTAAGCCCTTCGATAGTCTTAGCCTCTTCTCCAGCTCTGATACTAGCATCCTTGCCCGCGCGTATCTTGGCGATTTGCTCGCTGGCACGCTTGTACCCTTCCGCTGCCTTCTTCGCTGCTTCGGCTACATTGCCCTGCGCCTTCTCCGCCTTAGTAGCGGACACCTCAATATCTCCGTATAGGGCGTTAATCTCCTTGATGCGTGCCTCCTTGCTATCCTTAGACAGACGGAGCTTGTACACCGCATCGTTGAAGTCGTACACAGAGCCAAGAGACTCTCCCGCTTCGTCCATCTTCCTACGGAACTGCTGAACAAACTCCTTGCTAAATCCACGCCCGCTCTCGATAGCGGCGCGCACTTGCGCAAACTGCTTGTCTCCGACTTCTGCCCCGTATGCCTTCTGGAGCTTAGCACGCACCTCCTTTAGGAGCTTCGCATCCTTTTCATAGGAGCTATCACCGAGGTCTTTTATCGCTTGCTCTCTATGCCTCGCCATAATTGACTTACGCACCTCAGTAGTGAGTGCAGTGTAAGCCCCTGCAAGGTCGTTAACTTCGAGACGCTCCTTCACAAGCGCACTAACCGCCTGCGGGGCTTTTGCTATGAACTCCTGCTTCTTCTCGTTGTACTTAGACAGAGCGTCGTTATGTTCCTTTTGGCTCTTAGTGCCATCCTCGGTAGCCGTCTTAGCCTCCTTGAGAGAGCGGTAGAGGTCATCGATCACCGCCTTTTCGCCCTCATACTCTCTCACCGCCTCGGTGTGGCTCTCCTTAAGCTTGCGTGTTGCCTCCTCGGCTGCCGTCTCATAGGTCACCAGCTCATAGATACCATACGCCAGTGCAGCGACTGCGGCAGCGGCTAAGGCGTAAGGGTTCGCCATCAGCACCGCATTAAGTCGAGCGGTCACCCCTGTAAGCGTGGTCTTTGCTGCGGAGAGCACCCCCGTGGCGGTAGCCTCTGTCGTCTTGCTCGCCGTGGCAATTGCGTTGAGTTGCGCCTCGGTGACCGTAACACCTACGGCAGCTTGTTGCGTCACCAGCTGTTTACGCAGTGCAAGCGTGTAAGCCTCCGTGCCAATGGTAAGCCCCTGCTTCTGAACCATAGCAAGGCTCTCCGCGCTTAGCAGAGCTTCAAGGCTTCGGGCTTCTGCCACCCATGCAGAGGCGGAGCGCGCCTTGTCGAGGGCTGCGGTAGCCATAATTACAGCCTTGTAAGCACCAACAGCGGTGACTGCTGCAAAGATAGCCTTAGTAAGCACCTCCCAATTCTCTACGGCTGTGGTCGCAATTCCGATGCCCGCACCGATGATACCCTCGGTGCGCTCGCCCACCTGGTTAAGCATCTGCTCGTAGGCATCTGAGAGTGCGCCCAGCTGACCTCGCAGTGTCTTACTCTGCCCCTCAAGGTTGCCATAGAACAAGCCGCCCGCACTCGTTGCGCTAAGCAGTGCGCCCTCGACCATCTCGATAGAGATAGCGCCCTCTTCCATAGCCTTCTTGAGCTCCGCCATCGACTGCCCAGTGGTGCGTGAGATTTCCGCAAGTGGGTTGAACCCTGCGTTAATCATCTGGTTGAGGTCTTGCCCAGTTAGACGCCCAGTGCTACTCATCTGCGAGAAGGCAAGGGAGAGGCTTTGCAGCTTATCGCCCGAGCCACCCGATATGTCGCCTAATTGTTTGATGATAGGCACGACCTTACTCCCCTCAATCCCGAAGGATAGCATCGTCTGTGAAGCACGGACAAGGTCGCTCAAGTCCATAGGGGTCTCCGCTCCGAAGCGGGTAAGCTCGCTTAGCATCTCCTTTGCCTTTGGAGCAGAGCCGAGGAACGTAGTAAACGAAGCCTCGAAGCCTTGGAACTCCGCACGCGTCTGAATGATACTGCGAGCAAAGCCCAGTAGGGCGGTCGTACCGAAGGTAGCCGCTATCGTCTGCCCTACTCGAGAGAACGCCCCCTCCATCTGCGACACAGACGCCTCGATAGGCTCGGTCTTTTCCACCACGCCATCGAGGGCGGTAGTAATCTCCTTACCCATCTTGCCAATAGCTGGGGTGAGCGTGGAGAGCTTCTTATCCATACTTGCGAGAGCTGCGCCTATGGTGTTGCCTGCGGTCGTGGCTGCCGTGGCGACCTCTCCGAAGCCCTGCGACATCTTGGCGGTGAGTGCGTCAATGTCCGTGCCTGCCTCGGTAGCCTTCTTGCCTATCCTCCCGAACTCCTGCTGCAGCTCTTGGCTCTTTGCCTTTGCTTGACTATCATCTAGTGTGACCTTGAAGTCAAGCCCGCCATCTATTGGGGTATTGCTCATAAGTAGAAATCCTTTAAATCATCATTTGTCAATGTCGCTGCATCCTTGACCTCCTCGGCAGGCTTGCTGTCCTCCTTGTAGCTTGGTGCGGTGGCGAGGTAGAGCACTAGGTTTTGGTAGCTCATCTTGTAGAGGAGGTACTCGGGTGTCACCCCGAGGTACTTAGTCGCAGACGCTATTAAAGCCCACGGGCTGTCGTTGTCTGTTCCACCTTCGTCGGCTTCGCAACCCTTATTGCGCTGAGGAAAGTGGTAAGAGCGAAAAAATCACGCACCTCCAAACGCTCTGTAAGTCGCAGGAATGCGAGAGCGAGGTCGGACACCCCGTGCTTCGCTTCCAGCGTTCGTGCGAGCTTCTCCACTGGGTCGCCCTTGAGCACGCGAATCACACGCTCCAGCATCGAGGGAAACGGAGCAGGCGCACCGAGGATGAGCAAAGAGATAGCACGCGACAATCCGTGGGCGTGCCGTGCCGTACGTAGTGCGGTGATAGCTGCCGAGCTGTCCTCGCTCACTGGCTCGAGCATCTCATCGGGGAGCTTGCTCAGCTCATCACTCACGCTTATCAGTGTGGCGAGCGTTGGGGGTGCCACCTTGTACACCTCTTCCCCGATAGTAATCTCTGTTACACGCTGGAGTATAGCGTCTGCTGTCTTTGTTTCAGTCGTTGCCATAGTTGGTTGGTTAGTATGCTAGTCTGTATATCTTTCCCTTGTCGAGCTTTGCCCGCTTTTTCTTGTCCAGTATCTCGGTGAGCACGACATAGCGCACCGCGTCGAGAGCGTGGTTGAACGCATCGATAGGCTGGTCAAGCCATCTGCCATCGTGCGACTGCCTCCACGTGTAGCTGCGTAGCTCCTTGCGGAGGTTGTTGGATCGCTTGGTCACGTAGATTTTCATTGAGCGCATCTTGTCGATACCAGCCTTAATCGAATCAGCCCCCTTGGTTGCTGGGTGGATATCTACCCCCCTGCGTGCTATCTCGGCTATCGTTCGAGGCTCTGCGCTATCGGCTATCACCTTCACACCCTTTGCTCCAGCTCGTAGCAGGTCGGCAATGTCTGAGGCGAATAGGCCAGACTGGTAGATAAGCTCATCGAGGTAGAGGGCGTCATCTGTATAGCCTACAAGGATAGCAGCGGTAGGGTCGTTGGTGAAACCGAAGTCCATACCCACACGAATGTGGCGCAGTCCCTCGGGGAGCGCATCGATAACCTCGTGGGAGGGATACACCAGCCCCTCCACCTGCGCCTGCTGCCCCTCGCCATACACACGCCATAGACTGGGGTTCGTCTCCTTCAAGGATAGCAGGTTGTCGATGATAGCCTGCTCCAAGAAGGGGTTATCACGGAAGGTGGTTATGAAGTGATACGTGCGCTCGTCTCTGTTGAGTGCGCAGAGCCAGTGATCTTCGCTGAACGAGGGGTTGTAGTCGAGTACGCAGAAGCGGGTGGTGCGCATTCGCAGCTGTTGCCATTCTATCTCCAGTAGCTCGTTCGCCTCATTGACGAATAGCACGTCACGCTTGCGCCCTCTGAGCTTCTGTTCGCTGTCGGTGCTGATGAAGTCTACTACCGAGCCGTTGGGAAGCGTGTAGATAAGCTCGCTCTTGTTGAACGCCTTCTCATTCCACAGCTCCATGCGGAGCAGTATCTCCTTGAAGTCGATAAGCACCGACCCCTTGAGAGCTGGCAGCGTACCACGGACAATCGTTAGGCGCGTCTTAGGGTGCTGGGCTAGGTAGGTGATTAGGTAGATGAGGATATTGTACGTCTTCCCCGAGCGTGACGACCCTTGGGCAGAGATAACTGTCTTCCCTGCCCGCAGAGCCCTGTCGAGGATACGCACAATCTTATTCGCCCTTATCGTCATCTGCGTCTACAATCTCCACACGGATAGAGGGTATCAAATCCTTACCACCCGCACCAGTGACCTCTGTGCGTTCGCTGTAGCCTCTGGAGCGCCCTCTCGTCTTGAGGTAGAAGATGATGGAGGTCACATCGCCTTCGTCTATCTTGTTCATCAGTGCGCTCTCTACGTGGTCTACCTGTACCTCACGAAGTGCATCTACTGCGCTTGCGAACTCGGCGTCCTCATTCATCCAGCGGTGGAACGTGCATCGAGCAATACCTGCGACTTCGCAGGCTGGGTGGATAATCCCCCTGCTTGAAGCGAGGGCTTCCAGCATCTTATGCTTTCGGGCATCCTTGGCTCGCTTGGCTTCGCTCCCCTCTGGGCTTGGCCCTTTCTTCCGGCCTCGGGTGAGCTTAGCCTTTTCAGCCGCCGCCCCCTTTGACTTCTTTTCCGCCTTTTTATCCATAGTCTTGTTATTTGCTATCAGCTACTTACGTATAGATACGAAAAAAGGGGCAGTGCGCCCCTTTTCCGTTAGATTAATCCCTGCTTTATTGCAGAGTGATACTTATCTGGCGTTGTTGTCTCGATGGTGATAGTCGAGTAGCCGCGCTTTAGGACTATTCGGTGCAGTCGTCCCTGCGCTTTCTTCTCTGTTATCATCCGAGCCTTTACGGCATCGAGGCACCGCTCCCGCTCTGTTTGCTCCTCGAGGTTGATGTACGACCTCTGCTGGTACAGACGCTTCTTAGCGGCGTAAGTAGTATCAGTCTTTCCCATAGGCTTAGTAAGTTAGTTACTCTTTGAGCGTGGCGTGTTTCTTCTCCATACCTCACCTCTATCTGATTACATTTACCACGTCCAGCAAGCGCACTGAGGTCACCACACTCTCCCAGCTGGCTGAAATCGTATTGCAGGCATCCATTGCGGAGAGCTCTTTGATGAGCACCTTGCGAGCAGTAGCCCTGCCCCTGCCGTCCGTAAGCCCAACGATATAGTAGTGATAGCTCTCTCCGTCTACGTCAAGCCCGATAGCCTCGGACACCCCGAGTGGCTTGAGGCTCTTTATCTCTACTGCATCAAAGGAGAAGCTGGCGAGGTGGTCTAACACCTTGGCTTCTGCTTCTGTGTAGGAGAGTGCATCCACAAGGTGCGTCTCCGTGGTTTTCTTGTCGTCAATGTTGCTGTATGCAACTCGTGCGATGAATAGTTCCATCTGTTAAGTATTTGCGTTT